GATCAAGGTGAAGAATGTGAGCGGGAACCCGGTTCTGGTGGGGCCGCGTTTCATGTGGCCGGGCGAGACACGGGACATCGCGCTGGAGATGATGGAGCAGGTGAACGCGATCCATGCCGGCGCGCTGATTGGCGTTGGCGCGCCCGCTGCGCCAGAAGCGCCAGCGGCAGATGAAATTGCCCAGCCGGCAACGCCAGAAGTGGAACGGGCGGGCGAAAGTCCCGCCCAGCCGATTGGGATTGGAGAAGTCGAAGGGCATCGCCCTCGCACAGTGCGGCGGGCCAAGCGATAAGGAGACTAAACGATGGCACTTTTACACAGCACGGGGCTACGCAATTTCAAGCTCAGCACGGGATTGGCGACGGCGTTCGACACAAACGGGGCTATCACGTTTTGGACGGGCACGATGCCCGCGCGTGATGCTGCCAATGCGGGAACGCTCCTCGCTACGCTACCTCTGAGCGCAGACGCATTCGCAGCGCCTTCTGCAGCAGCGGTAGTGGCGAACGCTATCTCGTCTGATGTGAGTGTTGATGCGTCCGGCACCCCAGTTTATTTCTGCATATGGGTCACGACGCAGACGGCGCTCACGTCAGCGGCGAGCGCTACCGATCGCCGGCTGTATGGCACGGTGACGATCAACGGCGGCGGAGGAGACATCACGTTCGATTCCGTGACGTGGATCGCGGGCGGGACGGCGGCGATGAGTGGGTTCACCTACACTGAGTCCCCTTAGAGTAGTCAGTAGTCAGCGGACAGTCGGCAGATGGGAAAGAGCAAAGGCAAGCAGATGGCAGAGGGGGCAAGCCTTCGGCTTCGCTCGGGATGTACCCTGCCCTGCCGGTTAGGGGAATTGTCGGAAGCAAACGATGGCAGTATTTGAAGTCCCCGCTAACGACGGAGATGGATATTCATCAGGTAACTCAGAGTTTATATCTGAGGCCGATGCGCCTTACGACGGATTCTATCTAGGGTTTGACGGCGGCGTCGCCCATGATGGCGGATGGCACTTTCTATCGACCGGCATCCCGCAGGGTGCGACGATCCTGACCGCGACGATGTTCGTGCGGAATGGCCCGGATAATGCCAACCTGATCACAGGTGCGTGGTGGGGCTACCTGGCCACTACCCTGAACGCATTTAGTGGGAGCGATACTACTCATCGAATCAGCGATCACCAGGCGCGCACAGCAGCCAGTGTTGTAGATAGCTCCTGGACGGTTGATGTGAATCATACATCGCCGCCACTCGTCAGCATTATTCAAGAGGTCGTCAATCAGGTCGGATTCGCCGGCCACATCGGACTGACCTGGCGCAACTCCGCTACGTCAGGCAGCGTCTACTGGCAGTGGCGGGACTACTCGGGTGGACCTACCCTGTCCGCTGAGCTGACGGTAACATGGAGTAGCGGAGTGACTCGTACCCCAGCCGGGGTTATCGTGCCGGTGCGACGCAGGCTTGTGCGTCCATCGCGCAGATTGTAGAGGTCATCATGGCGCGAATATTTTTTCAGGCGATTCCGACTGCCGAAATTGCACTCACGGCGGCTACTGTCCGAACCGTGGTTCAGGTGCTTGCTCCGACCAATCACCGTATCGCGGTGATCGGGTGGGGAGTGTCATTCGACGGAGTTGCCGTGACCAATGAGCCGGTTCAGGTCGAGCTGGTGCGGCAGACTGCAGCGGGAACGATGACGGCCCTGACCCTGACCCAGAGCAAACCGGTCGCCGAAACGATCTTGTCGTCGGCGTCTCACTCAGCCACTAGCACCGAGCCGACGACGACGGACGTCTTGGACGTTATGGAAGTTCACCCGCAGGGTGGGTTCGAGAAGGCATGCGATTTCGAGATTGCCGGCGGCGGCCGTGTGGCGATCCGCTGCACGGCTCCGGCCGGAGTGAACGTTAGACCCAAGCTGTTCTGCGAGGAATAAGAAGTGTCCTATGTAGTCAGGCGGCGAGTTGCGATCAGCCTGCTCGCTATCAAGGCGCTCGAGATCTACACCGGCGCGGGAACACCGGTAGCAGATGCGGCCACAGCTAGTGGCGCGGGCACGTTCACGGCTCCGACTCTATACACTGGCTCCGGTTCTCCGACCGCAGATGCAGCGACGGCCAGCGGTTCGGGCACGTTCGCGGCTCCGGTTTATGCAGGCTCGGGTTCTCCAACCGCTGGCGCAGCTACAATCCCCGCACAATTTGGCCTACGAGTGTACGGCGGCGGCAACTCTAGCAATGTCGACAAGATCTACATCCCATGCAACGTGGCTGATGCGATCAACGTTGGACAGGGCGACTTCACAATCGAGCTATTCGTCCGGCCATCGCCCACTTTGCAAGACGGGACAGCGACCGCCGGTGCGAATTATAGTTGGATCAACAGCCCGATTATCGTTGACCGGGACTTGATCGGATCGGTCGGTTCGGGCGGCGACTTTGGCGTCGCGATGACGGCAGGGAAAGTTACATTTGGCGTCGAGAACAGCGTTGGTAGCCAGAGGACGATCATCGGCACGACTGATCTACGAGACGGCAAGAGACATCACATCGCAATCACACGACAGCGCTCATCAGGCGATATAGCAGTCTACGTCGATGGAGTGCGCGAGGCGGTGCAGGCCGGTGGTCCCTCTGGGGATGTCCATGTTGCATCTGATTCTGACCCATCCACGTATAACAAGTTCTTTGCCCTCGGCGGCGAGAAACACGCACTCGATTGGCCGCAAGGTCAGTGGATTGGATGGCTCGATGAGTTTCGGGTGTCCAATTCGCTGCGGTACACTGGCGCATCGTACACTGTTCCGCCTTATCCATTTACAACAGATTCAAACACGAAGGGTTTATACCACTTCAACGAGGGATCGGGTACAACCGTCGCGGACGATTCCGGCAATGCAAACAATGGATCATTCACAGTCGGCGGCTCAGGAAATGGCCCGCAGTGGGAAATTTACGGGTTTGGCACATTTGTATCCCCGAACTACATCGGGTCTGGCTCTCCTGCTGCAAGCGCGGCCACGGCCAGCGGTGCGGGCACGTTCACGGCACCGGTTTACACTGGATCGGGTTCACCGACTGCAAGCACGGCAACGGCCAGCCGGCGCGGGTACATTCGTTCACCGGTTTACACGGGAAGTGGATCGCCGACCGCGGACGCGGCCACGGCCAGCGGCGCGGGCACATTCGCTGCACCGGTTTACACTGGCTCGGGGTCTCCGATCGCAAGCGCGGCCACAACTAGTGGCGCGGGCACATTCGTTGCGCCGGTTTACACTGGATCGGGTTCGCCGACTGCGGACGCGGCGACGGCTAGTGGCGCGGGAACATTCACGGTTCTGGTTTACACCGGCTCAGGGTTTCCGACTGCGGACGCGGCAACGGCCAGCGGTGCGGGCACGTTCACGGTTCCGGTTTACACCGGATCAGGGTCTCCGACCGCGGATGCGGCCACGGCCAGCGGCGCGGGCACGTTCACGGTTCCGGTTTACACTGGATCGGGTAGTCCAACCGCTCAAGATGCGACTGCATCCGGCACAGGCTTCTTTGCCACGGCGCTCTATGTCGGATCGGGCAGCCCGACCGCAGGCGATGCGACGGCAACCGGCGTCGGCACATTCACTGCACCGGTTTACACAGGAAGCGGAGCGCCGACAGCGGACGCGGCAACGGCCTCGGGCGCTGGGACATTCGTTGCACCGGTCTATACCGGATCGGGTTCGCCGACCGCGGAGGCATCGACCGCAACCGGCACAGGCTTCTTTGCCACGGCGCTCTATGTCGGATCGGGCAGCCCGACAGCAGACAACGCGACGGCATCCGGCGCCGGCACATTCACTGCACCGGTTTACACAGGAAGCGGAGCGCCGACCGCGGATGCGGCCACGGCTTCGGGCGCCGGAACATTCGTTGCGCCGGTTTACACTGGATCGGGAGCGCAGATTGCAGACGCGGCGACGGCCAGTGGCGCAGGCTCGTTCACCGCAGCGGCCTACGTTGGAATTGGCAGCCCAGCCGCAGACGCATCGACAGCAACCGGCGTCGGAACGTTCTCGGCGCCGGTCTACATTGGCTCGGGTGCTCCGACTGGTGGTGCGGCGACAGCAGCCGGATCAGGGACATTCTTCACGCTGTTCTATACCGGCTCAGGTAACCCGATCGCGCAGAGCGCAATGGCAGTCGGGGTGGGCACATTCATCACCGGCCTGGGCGGCTCTGCGATCATCATGGATGTCGCGCTCGGAAGCGCTGTGTTGAGTGATGTGGCTATCGGTGTGGCGGTGTTGGAGGAAGTGACGGGGTAGCAGTAGTCAGAATTCAGTAGTCAGTAATCAGAAGTCAGTAGTCAGATAGGCAGTAATCAGCAGGCAGATGGTGAGCAGTCAGATGGCGAATTCGTACCCGGTCAAACAAAAAGTGCGCTGCTCGGTGACGTTCTCGGTGAACGGCACGCCGACCGATCCGACGACGGTTACATTTTTTCTGCAGAAGCCGAATGGCACTGAGGTGACCTATGTGTATCTCACGGATACGGAGCTGGTGAGAGATTCGGCTGGACGTTATCACGTCGACGTTGTGGTTGAGGCAATCGATAGCGTTTGGCCGCCGGCGTGGTCGTATCGGTTCGAGGGAAGTGGAGCGGTCACAGCGTCGGCGGAAGCATTTTTTACCGCGGCTGATAGCGCGTTCTATTAAGCGGGTGGCGATGATACAGCTCAACTCTCTCAAAGCCAGACTTCAGAATTCCGTGGCAGCACGCGGCGGTGTGCCCGGCGATGGCCAGTATGAGCAGGCGATCCGGGATGCCGTCGCGGATTTTAACAATGCGGCGACGCGGATGAAGGTGACGTCGCTGGCGATCCAGAGCGGCACGGCGACTTATGCGCTGCCGGATGACCTAGTGAAGTTTGTAAAATTGCAATCACTGACACACCACGATCCGACGCTGGTCATCTCATCGGATGGTCTGATCCCGATCTCGCCTGGCTTCGAAGAGTTCGTCAACATCGAAGGCGTCACGCTGCGCATCACGCCAACGCCGACTTACACGATGACCCGCGAGTTGTGGTATGGCGCGGGCCACTTCGAGACGGAGGGGGCCTATGCGGAGATGACCGAGCGCGAGGCGGCGATTATCCTGCTGCTGGCGCAGAGCATCACGCTGAGTTTTCAGGCCAATGTGGCAGCGGGGGCACTCACGTCGGAGCAGATCGGCGATGAGCGGGTGACGCGTGAGAGCATCGCGCGGGATACGCAGAAGCAGGCGGATGGCTACCTGGCGCGATACCGTGAGGCGGTGAAGGGTTACGTCGGGACGCTGACGATAACGGAGTAGACAGTAGTCAGATGGGCAGTAGTTAGAGGGGCAGTAGTCAGCAGACAGTAGGCAGATGGCTGCTGGTTATGCGGATTGTCGGTAGGAGAAGTAGTCAGTCGGCAGTAGTCAGAAGGCAGCGGATCGGGAGAATGAAGGCGGATGGGAATGACGGCGGATGACTGGACGAGGATGCGGGCTGATTTCACGGCGGTGCGGGATGGCAATCCGGTCAGCATCGCGCTCCGGCGCGGGGCGACGACACTGGCCGCGCAGACGGTCCGCGTAGCGCGCTCCGGCAATCAGGCGCGTTTGGCGGCCAGCGCTGGGGCGGAGCAGGCGACGATGACGGTGGTCATTCTCGGAGACGTGACGCTCGACATTCAGCCGGCCGATCGCTTCACGCTAAACAGTGTGCTATACGAGGTGACATTCATCCGTCCGAATCGGCGCGCGGCGACGATGGCCGAGGCGCAGGCGGTCGAATAAAGGATGAGGGATGAAGGCGGGAGAATGAACACCGGAATCATTTGGATCGTGCCGCCGAAGGAGCTGGGACGGGCGATGGAGCGCTACGGCGCCCGGGCGATCGCGGCGATCAAGACGCTGGCCGATTTCTTCGCGCAGAAGATGCAGGACGAGATGCGGCGCAATGCGCGGTGGCAGGATCGCACCGGCAATGCGCGCAGCGGGCTGTTCTCGATCGCGGCGCTGGCGGCGGCGGACGCGGTCGCGATTTATTTGTCGCACGGGCACACGGTGGAGTATGGCAAATGGCTGGAGCTGGCGAACGGGGGCAAATACGCGATCATCATGCCGACGTTGCGGCGCAACCTGCCGGAGATTGAGAGCGCGCTCAAGCGCCTGCTTGCGTGATGCGAGACACCTATGCCGACACTGACCGCACGAATCTCGCAGTTCTTCAGGCGCAAGGAGCCAGAACCGGTCATCACTTCGCGCGAGATACCGCAGCCGCCGACGCAGCCGATCGAACTGGCGCGACGCTTTCAGGCCGAGCGCGAGCGCAAAGATTTGGTGCACATCTGCAACCGGATGTACGAGGAAGACCCACGGTGCGAGGGGGCGATCAATACCCTGGCGCGCGACGTGGTGAGGGGAAGTTTTACAGTCAAGGTCCAGAATCACCACACGGCCGGCGACGTGGCGCAGGCGATGGCCGATCGGCTGAAGGTCGAAACGACACTCGACGACTGGGTGCGTGAGTGCTTCATCGAGGGGGATTCGCTACTGGAAGTCGGCGTGAGCGCGGCGGACGAGATCGCGTTGGTGACCCGCAAGCCGACGCTGGCCATGCGGCGCAACACGGATCGGACGGATCAATTCACAGACCCGCTGCGCGCGTTCTGGTATTCCGAGAATCCGATCGCGATCGTGGAGGCTCCGCTCGACGCGATCTGGTTCGCCGAGTGGCAGATCATCCATGCACGGTGGGGGCATCGCACCAAACGGAAGTACGGCCGGCCGCTGTTCGCCTCGGCGGTGTCGGCCTGGAAGCGCGTCGGTGAGGGTGAGATGGACATCGCTGTGCGGCGCAAGACGCGCGCGGGGATGAAGTTTCTACACGTGGTCGAGGGCGCGGATGGGGCGGCGCTGGAAGCCTACAAGGAGCACAACAAGGCCGCGCTCGATAATCCCTTCGCGGCGGTGACCGATCTGTTTACGAACAAGCCGGGCAGCGTGCAAGTTATCCAGGGTGACGCCAAACTCAGCGAGATCGACGATGTGGTGCACCACATCGAGACGTGGTGGACGGCCTCGCCGACGCCGATGGCGCTGATCGGATACGGCAAAGACCTGAACCGCGACATTCTGGAGCAGAAGCTGACGCAATACGAGCGGGCACTCGATCAGATCACGCAATGGGCCGAGGATGAGTTCGTCAGGCCGCTGCTGGAGCGCGAGTGGCTGCTGCATGGAATCTTCCCGCCCGGGCTGCAGTACGAGATCGAGTGGAAGAACAAGGCGTCGACGTCGGCGGCGGATTTAAAAAACGTGGCGGATGCGATCGTGCGCTTCAAGGCACTGTCGATGCCGGATGAGCTGATCTGGTCGATTGTCGGGCGGTATCTGCCGTGGCTGGATTTGACGACTATCCTGGCTAGTGGGCAGTCGCCGATCGCGACGGATGGTGTGCCGGCGCGGCTTAACAACGGATTGGGAGGATAGGGACGGATTGGAACAGTGGATTGGGAGAAGGGGACGGATCGGAACAGCGGATTGAGAGAAGGGGACGGATTGGAGAGGGATGGAACTGGCGGACATCAAGCCCGGGCACGTGTGGAGGATTCAGTATCAAGCGATGGTGCGGATGCTGCTGTTCTTCACCGGACAGACGCACGAGATGCTGAATACGCTGGCCGGCGACGCTTCGAAGGCGATCGTGCAGGCGGCGGGCGAAGATGGCAAGCTGGACGGCCTGGGATATTACCAGGCGCAGAGCAATATCGAGGCGCTGTGGGCGGAGGCGTTCAAGGAGTGGAAACGGCAGTTCGAGGTATTACGGGGCGAGGCGGCGGCGATTGCGTTCGGCGGGTTGTGCGCGCTGCACGAGCGATTCGTCCGGCCGGCGCTGCCGGTGCTCGAAAGCGTGGGCGCCCGAGCGGACACCTTTCAGGAAGCGATGGTCATCGATTACGTATTTCAGCCGCAACTGCAGGCGGTGCTCGACGCGGCGGGTCGGCGGATTTACACGGATGGGATCCCATTGTCGTCGCGCATTTGGAAGTTAGATCGCAACACGCGAGAGGGGATCAAGCAAGCGCTGGCCGAAGGCTTGGCGTCGAGCAGGAGCGCGTGGAATATCGCCAAGAACTTGCAGAGCTACCTGGGCGGCGGGGCGGATTGTCCACGCTGGACGAGCACGCGGCTGAGGCTGACCAAGAAGGAGATCGCGGCGGGAGATCTGCGCGGGCTGAAGAGCGGCGAGGAATGCCGCGGCCAGGGCGTGGCCTACAATGCGCTGCGACTGGCGCGCAACGAGCTACAGATCGCTCACGCGATGGCGACGGACAGCATCATGCAGAGGCTGCCATTCGTTGAGAAGGAGCAGATCAACCTGTCACCGTCGCATCCGCAGGACGACGAGTGCGATACCGTGATCGCCAGCGGGGAGAACGGTGCGGGCATCTACCCGAAGGGGACGATCGGGTTGCCGATCCACGTGCAGTGCTTGTGTTTCAAGACGGCGGTGCTGCAAAAGCCGGATGAGTTCGCGGGCCAGTTGCACGGGTGGATGGATGGCACACAGCCGTGGCCAGCGATGGATGTATATACTGGCATGATCGGCGGCGGGGTTGGGTCGGACTTGTCGGGCGCATCGGCGTTGATGTCGCTATTGAGATGGGCGGGCGGGACGTATGGGGAGATGGGGCGAGTAGTCAGATGGCAGTAGTCAGATAGCAGTAGTCAGATGGCAGTAGTCAGATGGCAGACGGGGTATGGAGGCACACATGATTCTCGAAAAAGAGCCATGGTACACCAGGTTAGTGAGACGGCTCGGGTTCAAGCCCGACAGTAAACAGGCGCATGATGCAGTAAAGAGTACCTCGAAGCATGGACGCGCGAGGACTCTACCACATGATTATGATCGCAAGCGCAAGATTCGGCGCAAGATGGCCGCAGAATCGAGGCGCCGCAATCGTAGCGATTGAAATGGTTGCAACTACGTGCCGGTTACTGGACTTGTCGGTAGGAGAGATCGGGTGAAGGTGTGAACGAGCGGAGCGTTGAGATTCCTTGGCTGCTGAGCAAGGTTGGAGTCCCGCGTCGAGTGCTGGATGTGGGAGCAGCCGATGCGACGTACCTGTCCGATTTGGCGAAGCGGGCTGGGATGGTGGGCGGACTGGCGTACGCCATCGACACTCGTATGTTTGATGCGCCTCCAGGAATCATTTTTGAGGTGTGTAATGCGGCGGCGATGCCGGCTGAGTGGTCTGGGACATTCGACTGCGTGACGTGTGTGAGCACGCTGGATCACATTGGCCTGGCAGCTTATGGGAATGCACCCAACCCCGGCGCATGTTTACGGGTGACTAACGAGATATGGCGAGTGACAGCGCCGGGTGGCCGGCTGCTGCTGACGGTGCCATTCGGCGCGGATCGTGTAACGAAGTTTCCCGCTGGCATGCAACGGGTGTTTGGAGGCGCGGCGCTGGCCTGGTTGTTTCAAGCGCCTCTGGACGAGCCGCGAGACAGTCGATGGAAGTGGCTCAATGTGCAGGTCTTCCGCCTGATTGACGAGGTCTACGTGGCCTCCAATTTGCTGGCCTGTTGGGAATGCCAGTACCTTGAGGATCGAGCCGAGGCGGTGCTGTGCGCGGAACTGCAACGGTGCTGAATGGCGCTTGAAGGTGATTTGCTGACTTCGCTCACGGGCGATACGACGCTGATGGCCGCGCTGACGGGCGGAGTGCACAGCGACACGCACATCAGCCGGCAATACACGCCGACGGCGTTCGATGCGAATGGGGAGCTTCTGCCGTGTGCTCTGCTGAGGATGGCGGCGGATGTGCCGGCGCCGCCACATGGGCGAGGCAGCCGGCAGATGGTGGATGTGTACCTATACCAGCGCACGGGCTACGATGCGATCCGGACGGCACGCGATCGGATTTTCGACCTATGGCACGAGAAGAAGATCGGGGCACAGACATGGCAGATTTTCCACACGGACGATGCGAACGATCAGGAGGACGACGCGCTGGGATGCAGCCTGATCGTGACGCGGTTTGTGGTGGTGAGACTAAAATGATGGAGGCGAGATGCGCATTCG